GTCGGCGGCGGGAGCTGCTGCGCGATCATCGCATCCGTGACGTGTTGCCGGAGGCTTGTTCGCGCAAGCTCCGGCGGTGAACCGGCAAGGGATCGGGGTTTTGTAATTTCCATGCGAAGGCGGAAACGCCAAGGATGTCATCGGCGATGTCCCGATAGTTTACAATCTGATTCCCGATCATTGCCTCCTGCCCTTGGATCAGGTCGAAGTCGATGGAGCGGATGCCGGGGGTCTTGGTTTGACCGTTGGGCATATCCAGCGGCACCCGGAACTTTGCGGTCACATGGAGCGAGACGAGGGTGCCTGCCGGGTCGTAGAGCGGGGTGGCGGTGAACGTGACGAGTTGTGGCTTTGACGGATCGGTCGGGGTGGCTGGAGCGGCGCCAAAGAGCGAGGCGGCGGCTAGGACGAGCGGCGGGATGAATCGGTTCATGGTGTTTTGGCGAATAGGGTGGATGTTTCGCGGCGGATCGCTGCGGCGCGCGTCACGTTCGCGTCGGCCTCCGATTTGCTGGTGTTGAGGAAGGCGACGAGGACGTTGAGCATCGAGATCGCCGGCAGGAAAAACTTGGCGACCCATTGGTATTGCGTCATCGCCGCAATCTCTTCCGCGGTGAGCTTGGAAAAGACCTCGTGGTAAGTGGTCATGCCGGCGATGAGAATGAGCGCCGAACAGATCGCGTAGGGCTTGGCGTAGATGCGCGCATGGGCGACCGCTGCATCCCGGATGCTGTCGAAGGCGTTGCGAAACGCGTAGCCGAGACCGGCCACGATCACGACGACGACCAGCAGGAACCAGAGAAACGGATTCACACTGGAGCCACCAGACCCATGAAAGATGGGGTGGTTCGGATTTCTGCTTTACGTTGTAGGCTTCGTATGCCTACAGTTGGCGGGATGGAAGACAAGCGTTTTGTTCAAGGAAAGGACGGTATCTGGAAAATTATGGTCAAAGGGACGGGCACCCGGCGGCGCGGGGTCAGTACCGGGCAGAAGCGCCTTGCCGATGCGATCCGCGCCGCCGAGGCCACTGGCGTTGACCGGCTCCAACAACTCGCGGAGTCGAAGGCTGTCACCGAAGAAGCCATCGACATCATCACCGGCAGCCGGCGGATGACATTCGGTGAGGTGAGAAAAGAGTTCGACGAGTGGCTGCCGTCGGTGCTGGCGCAAAGCACGGCACGCGATTACTCACTGTCGATCAAAACCTTTGCCTGTAATATGAATCTTGATACTGTCCCGCTGCGGGAGATCGGCGAGAAGGTGCTTTCCGTCGGATTGAATTACGGCAGCCCGACGATGATTGTCGTGCTCAAGCGTCTGCAAGCGTTGCGCAAATTTTATCATTTTGTGGTCGCGCGCGGCTATCAGCTCGCCAACCCGGCGCAACTGGTGGCAGCCCGCTACGAGCACATGACCATCGACCAACTGCGGACCGCCAACCCGGTGGTGCCGTTCACCGAGGAGCAATACATGCACGCGGTCGCCGCGCTGTGCTACCCATGGCGGGAGCGGACCATCATCGGCTGGTGTTGCGGGTACCGTATCTGCGACGTGATGGGATTGGAGTGGGCGTCGTTTGGCGAAAACCACATCACGATTTTCCCGCAGAAAACTCGGCGAATGAAGGCCGTGGAGTTGCCGCTCGACAACCCGCTGATCGGGCGACCTGAGCTAAAGGAGGCCATTGCCAAACTAATGACCCTGCCGCGGCACAGCGATTACGTGTGGCCGACCGACCACGCGCGGTTCAGCCAAAATCCTGGGCCGTGGTCGGTACGTTACACTACCCGGCTGAATGAAATTGGGATTGTCGGCCCGACGTTCCGCAGCCTGCGGACAGCCTTTATGATTAGGCTGGAGGCGTCGGGTATTAAGATCGGTGGCATCGCGCAGATGGCTGGGCATTCGCGGACGGCGACCACGCAGATTTACCTCGATAAGAAATACAATCTGCCGGCTCCGGCGCAGCCACGAGAGCCGCTCACGTATTGCGACTTGGAACTGGCGGCGCTGGGCGGCTAGAACATCGGCCCAATCAACTGCCGGGTGCTCATCTGCGGCGGGCGCAGCATTCGGTTCATCTGCTGGCGAACCTGAACCTCCTGCCGGGTCGGCTTGATAAGCCGCGTATAGGCGGCGTATCGGCTGATGGCTTGCTGCACATCCTGACGGCCTGACTCGTCCATGACGGAAAGCAGCCGGGAAATTTGCGCGGGGGTCGGTGTGAATTCCAAAATCGAAAGCGGATCGCGCGACCGCCAGCTCGACAGCACACGGGATTCGGCTTCCCGCTCACGGCGGTTCATCGGCACACCCGGATCGTCGGCTACGCGTTTGCGGGCGGCGGCAAGCGCCTTCTGGTACGCCTCCATAAATCCGATACGGTCGTCGGCCATCGAGGATGTGAGCATTTCACGGGTGTAAACGCTCATCGGCGTCGGGTTGCCGGTGCCGCCACCGCGCCGGACAGGAACGTCGGCCTCCTCCGCCGCCGCGCGAATCCACTGCTGCGCGTTGATCCGCATCACCTGACGCGATTCGGCGTTGTCGAGCCCGAGGGCGCGGTTGACGAGATCGAGGCCGTGGAGCGCGCCGTTGCCGCCCATGCTTCGGAGTAGGGGATTCCACACAGAAGCCCATGTGGCCGTCCAATCCTGGTGCGAGAAGTTATCGAACGCCTGCTTGGCGTTTAGAAATTGCGACATGGCCAGCACCCGCTGATCCATGCTGAAAATGCGGCGACCCGAGGCCGAATCCGACGGGCTGGCGAACTGCCCGACCAGATCGGCGGCAATACCACCCATGTTGCCGGCGCGGGCGCTGCGGACCGCCCACGCCTTCAGGGTGTCGGGGATCGAGCGGTCGGAGGTGAGCAGTTCGAGGGCGGGACCGACAATCGGAAGTCCGGACAGTGCGCCGGTCGATGGGAGGTTCGATTTCTTCTTCAGCAGCTCCTCGTCGTAGCGGTCCATCAGGAACGTGAACGCGAGTCCGATAGGAAGATTCCATAGGGCGAGGATGCCGAGGCCGCGCATCATGGCCGCGTAGCTAGCCCTCCCGTCGGCGCCGCGCAGCGATTTCTGGACGTTGTGGAGCGCCCAGAACGGCCAGCGGAGCAGCGGGGCCATCACCTTTATCATCGGATGATCCTGCATGAACGTCGGCGTCGTGTTGATCGACGAGCGCCCGTTGAATTCCGCCATGCTCATTGCGGAAATCTGCAACACCTGTTGCTTGGTGAGCAGTGGTTCACCCTTGAGTTGCCGCGCCATCGCATCGCGCACGATGTCCTCCAGATTTCCCATGCCGTGCTCGACGGTGTTGGTCCGCCACCACTCGGCGACCCCGCGGTCGAGGCCACCCCAGCCAAGGTCTTTGGCTTTGAAACGGAAGTTGGGATTTTGCGCGTCGTCGCGATGGGCGGCAAAATAACGGATGCCGTGAGCGATGGCGGTTTCGAGCTGGAGGGCGGTAGCGACGTTGCCTCCCGCGCCCGCGATCTGCCCGAGGTAGTTGTTGACGCCTGCACCTGGCAGCACGGCCATGCGGGGGAATTCTCGGGCTTCGCCGAAGCCGGGGCGGCCCAGACCTTTTTGCTGGATGGAGCGGAGCTGTTTGAGCGGCCTGATGAAATACCGCTGGGTAAACGACTGATTTCCGCCCGGTGCCATTTCGGCGATGGTTTGTGACCACGGCTGATTGCGCGAACCGCCCATTGCGTTGGTCGAATCCTTGTAGGCTTCGCTGCTGCGCAGGATGTGGATGCCAAACGATTCGAGCAGGCTGCCGAACGCGCCTTTGGCGGTCAGCCCGGTAGCGAGCACTGAGGCTTTGATCGCCGCCGGACTGAGACTGCGCTGGCCGAACGGGCGCTGAAAGTTCGACAGGGTGTCGTAGAGGCCGGTCTTCGGATTATCGACGATCTGCCCGGTCATCATACCCATGAATTCCAGCCCGGCGCGCTGCTGGTCGAACGGACCGCCTTTGCGACCCACGGCCATCAGCCCCTCGATGGATCGTTTGACGGCCTCCACGTCGCCAGCTCGTTTTGCGGCGCGCTCTAAGTCCTCGATGTCGTATCCGAGCGCCTTGGCCTCGCGCTCACGAAGCGCGGGTGTCGTTGCTTGCAGGCTCTCGTAGACGGCCTTCTTGGCTTCAACCTGCTGGGCCATTTCGGCGAGCGCCTGCACCATCGCTTCGCCGTTGCGTCCAAACTTGCTGTGAAATGCGATTTCACTGAGAAGCATTTGCGCGGTGTGCGGATCGAACATCGCGAAGTCCAAGTGCTCCATCGGGATTTGATCGTTGAGCCGGGCATCCATCATCACATGCGGCTTGGCGCCCATCGGGTCGAACAAATCGCGAGTCTGCGACCACTCGTAGGCGAGTCGCGCTTCCATGCCGAACAGGCCGTCGATCTGGTGGAGCATCGAGAGACGGAAATCAGCGAGCGGATCGGGGTTGGTTTCAGATGGCGCATCGAGGCCGACGCGTTCGGCGAGCAGATCGATCCATCGGAGCACATTACCCTCGGCGCCAAGCCATGCGTCCTGCACGTCGAGCGATGGGATCGGCTGGCCATCGTGATTAAAAAGTTCTGTTCCGCCCTTGCGGATGAACGGCACGAGCCATTCACGGACAACACCCGCCGAGAACAGCTTTTGCAGCATGGCGTCGAGGGCCGGGGTGGCCTGCTGCGCGGTGTCGGCGGAGGTCAGATCGGAGAATGTCGTGCTGCCTGCGACCGCCTGCCGCTTGCGGCCACGGACCTCCACTTCTTTGAAGCCAATTGTCCACCCAGCTTTGCCGATCATGTCATCGACAATGCGGCGTACCAGCCCGCCGTCCATCGAACGCATGTTGGTAAAGAACCCCTGCGGGATTGCTCGGCGCAAGCCGCTCTTGAGCGTTTCGTCGTTGACGAAGCTCCCGTACTGTTCGGCGCGGGCGAGAAGGTATTCGCTGTTTTTCTTGGTTGCCAGAATCAGGCGCGCGAGAGCGGCGTTAAACTTGTCGGTCGGCTCGGTGGTGAGGCGGGCGCGGACAAACTTGATGGCGTTGCGGATCGCCGCATCCTCATCCATGCCAGGGTTGGTCTCGATGAAGTAATTGAGCGGGTCGAAAATCTGTTCACGGACCACGCCTTGATCGGTGATGCGGGCTTCCTTGACGACATCGAGGAACGCGCGCGTCCACTCGCCGCTGTTGGTTTGCACCTCCTGCCCGTGGCTGAACCGCACGAACTCGAATCCGTTCATCATCTGCACAGCGCGGAGGGCCGCAGCCCCGCCGATGCGCCGGAGGTTTTCGATGATGGGCGCGATCTGCTTGGTCAGCCAAAGGGCGTGGGCGGCGGGTGCCATCCGCAGTACGTCGATGGCCATCAGTTCGTCGGTCTGGCGGGAGACCTTTTCGTAGAGCTGGCTACCCTTCTTGTCCTGATTGATCCGTTGCCACTCGCGGTTGGCGAACAGCGCGCTGCGGATCATATCGCCGTCCTTCGGCGTGCCGTCAGGGGTGAAATGGAGTTCATGCTCGTGGGCGGTCCAGCCGCCGTCAGCGCCAAGCCGCATCTCCGTCCACTTTGCGCCTTCGGATGGACGCCAGTCGCTCAACGCGCCTGCGCCGTCGATTTGGGCGCGTTCAACGGCTTCGTGGATTGAAGGCAGCGACGACTCAATGATGCTCTCGCGGATGGCAGCGCGCTGCACGCGATCTCGGGCGGCGCGGAGATCGCGGCGGCGTTTGATGTAGTCGTCCTGAATGCGCTGGCGCAGCGTGGTGGCTCGGCCTCGCTCCTCCATGGCGATAATCATCTGGCGAAGCTGGTCGTCGGTGGCGCGGCGGATCAGCTCAAGTTCCTCGTGGATGGCGGCGTATTTGGACGACGAGTCGATGCGACCCAGCGCGATGTCGTTCATTAAATCCTGATTGCGCTTGGCCAACGTGCTCAGGGCGACGAAGAGGGGTTTGTTGCGGACGAGGGCGCCCAACTCCGGATTCTTTTCGAGATTGTTGCGGATTGCATTGCGCACCTCTGAAACGGTCATGTCGGACAGCGGCAGCTCCAGCTTGGCGATTTCGCGGATGTAGGCCCAGACGGTGATCTCGCCGTCGAGCAGCGACCGGAAGACCTCCTGGTACTGGGCGGGGATCGGCTCGCTATCGAGCAACGCCTCAGCCTGCCGGACTTCGGCGGCCAGTTCGCCGTGCTGTTTGGCGGTATCTAGGCCGCGCGAGTAGTCGGCGACGAACCGCGTGACCATCGCCTTCAGCTTTTCCTTCAGCGCGCCCTCGTGAAGTTCGGAGTTACGGCGGTCGCCTTCGATGCGGTTGACCTCGCGAGAGGCGGCCACCTGCTTATCGGCCTCCGCTTCCTTTTGAGCCTTGGCTTCCGCGAGACTCGCGGTAGCTTTTGTGTCTATATTGGTGATTAACTTCTGAAAGTCTAGTCCGGCCTGTTTATCCATTACCTCGGTCATGCGGTCGCCGCCGATACGGGCTGTTTCGGCGCCCGGAAACTTCTGCGCGATGTCGGCCAAAATCAGCTTGGGGTCTTGGCCGCGACCGATCAGCGACCACCACTGCTCCCAACTGAGGCCGCCGCCATGTTCTACGTGGAACGGTAGCAGGGTTTCGAGCAGTTTGTTGTTGGCGGCTGCGGCACGCCTTGCGCGAGCCTCAACATCTGGAATCTCTTGTTGGACACGATTTTGGAACTGAACATTCCAGTCGAACGCCTCGGTGCTGTCGGGAAGAACGGACGGCTGGCGGACCGACCGCGTGTAGGGATCGTAGTAGTCGGTGATGCCGCCGGGCGTGCCACTGCGGCCAAAGAACTGGCGGATTTTTTCGTGGGTTGGAACCTTAAGGTAGGGGTCCATCAGGCTGGCCAGTCGGTAGTCGTAGTCGCCGTAGACGATCCGGCGCATCTGGTTCTCGAACCACGCCACGGCGGTCTCGGGATTGGGTTCGGCGCCGAACGCCCGTTGGACGGCCATCGCCATCCGGTAGTAGAGGTCTTTGACCCACCTGAAAATCGCTTGCGCTAGAGATGGCGCGTCCGGTATGCCCTCGGCGGTAAGCTTTTGGGCGAGCGTTTCGGAGAGAAGGTCGATTGATCCAGTCTCGCGGGCGCGCGGGACGCCGGTACGCTGGGCGTTTTCGGCGGCTTTCTGGCGGAGTTCAGAGACGGTTGATTCGACCGCGCGCTGGATGGTGCCGCGCATCGACGGTGTGAGGCCCATGGCCAGTTGTTCGCTGGCTTCGTGCAGCAGGGTAACAAGGTTGTCGGTCGAGGCGTTCTGAATATCGGTCATCGCCAGCGCGATGTGGTGGGGATTTAGGGTGGCGCCAGCGGCCATCCCGACTTCGGCGCGGCGTGCGGTCACAATGGCGATCCGGCGGGCAATGGAAGCCCGCTGCGGGCCGACCGCAGCCGCCAGCATCATATTGAGGGCCGTGAGCTGCTGATCGAGGTACTGAGCCATGCCCTGCTGGAAGAATTCGGTGAGCAGCAGATCGACGCGCCCGCCGAGGTGGCGGAGGTTGGCGACGACGTGGGCGAATTCCTGGGCGCGGGCGGCATCGACGGGGAGGCGCTGGGCGGCGCGTTGATCGCGGAGACGGTTGGCAACATCGAAGTCGCCATCGGCGACGAGATCGGATTCGGAAATCGGAACAGCGCCCGACATGCTCTGATTTTGGCTGATGGCGCGCTGTTCACGGACGGAGAGTTGCTCGAATCGTTCGCGCAGGCGATTGACGGTATTCGTATCGCCAGCCTTTTCGGCCTCGGTCCATGCCACCGCCACGCGGTCGATTTCTCGGTGGATGCGCTCCAGCCCCCTGATTTGCGAGACCGGCAGACTGGCGTCGCTGACGCCCATGAGCGCGGGCGAAGAAATTGGCGCTACGGTCTGCTCGCTTGGCTGCCGTCCACCAGCATCCCATGCGGCGTTAAACTGCGCGGCATTGGTGAACCGCTGGAAAATTTCGGTCGGTTCGCCCTGAAAATGGATGATGGCCGTTGGACGGTATCCGGCGGCAATGACATCTTCGAGCGTGGCCGCGTAGTCGCCGCCATCTTGAATTGCGCGGGTGTTTTTACCTGTGCCCATGCGCTGCACGGCGACTGGGCTGAACGCCTGATGACCGGCGACGGTTTTTATTTCCTGCGGTTGGGTTACGCCGACGAACACGATTTCTTCCGATCCGGGTTTTTGAAGAGCGAGGCCGACGCGGGTTTTTGTGCGGGCGGTGGCGGCGCCTCTCGACGACTTGAAATTATCTTCGATGAGTTTCGACAAGCCTTCGGCGGGTAACGTTTGCGTGGTGAGATCGACCGATGGGCCGCCAAGAACGAGTGGGCCGTAGTCGAGTTTCTGGGCGACGGTTTGGAGGACTTGGGCAGCGGCTTCCGGGGTGTTTGGAAGAATTGGCGCGGGCGCAACCGACGGGACGATTGGTGTGATGTCGGCTGGTTTTGGGGCGGAGTTGCCGGTCTTGGTCGCTTGCTGATAAGCTTCGCTGAAGAATTGCTGCTTGGCGGCCAGCGCGCTTGCGGTGTCGATGTCCTGCGCGGCCATCGCGTCTTTGAATGCGACTCCGGTTTCATCACGGAGAGTTTGGAGCTGGGTGATGCCTTCTGGCGTGACTGTGGTATCGCCGAGCGCCATTGCGTCTTCGGTCAGGCTGTGCCCTTCGGGCGCGGCTCGATAATACGAGACGAAGGCCGCGGGCTCCAACGCCCGGACCATTTCGGCGGTTGGCGTGATGGGCTCTGGGGCCACCTGTGCCGCGGGCGAAACCGGGGCGATGGTGGGTGCAGCGGGTGCCGCCGCCGGTGCGCTCGCGGCCAGAACTTCGTACTCGGTGTCCTCGGCAGGTGTGCGCGTGGGCTTGGCGCTGAGTTCAGCGAGGCGCGCGACCTTCTGCTCGTCGGTCATCGCTTCGGCGGCGGCGATGATTTGGGAAGCGGTGAGTGGCGCGGGAGCTACTGGGATAATTGGCGCGGCTACTTGGGAAACAGGCGGCGCAACTTGGATAATTGGCGGCGCGGTGGGCGCGACAGGAGCCTCGGGCTGCGGAAGCAATGAGCGTCGCAATGCCGCGCCACCGACTTCAGCCGCGCCGGGGCCGAGTTCACCGACGATTTCCTCGAAGACGGCGCCGGGGCGGATTTCTTCGCCAGCGCCGAGCGCGCCCGCAACTTCGCCAACGCCACCCATCGCGCCTTGAATGACGGCCTCGGTCGCACCTTGACGGGCGATCTGCGCACCAGTCGCGCCTTTGATGCCCTTGAGAAACTTTCCGGCAAGCCCGGCGGATGCCGCATCGAACACCGCGACCGGCAGCCCGCGCTTCAACCCGAGATCGCGGGCGCGCGAGAGAACCTCCGGATCGGAGATGACGACTTCGATGGATTCGGGGTCGGTGAGATCGGCGCCGGCTTCGCGGAGTACTTCAAGGTATTTGCCGCCGTATTCGACGGCGAGGGAGCCGGCGCCTGTTCCTAAGGCCGCACCAATGGTCCCACCTGCCGCTGCGCCTGCGCCTGTGCCGAGTGGACCGACGGCAGAGCCGAACAAACCGCCGATCTTTGCGCCCGCCGCGCCACCAGCGAGACCGCCGCCGATGGCCGGAAGGCTGCCGGAGAAACCGGAGATGATGATATTCGACAGGATTTCGACCGGATCACGGAGGAAGACTTTGCGGGCTTCGTCGCCCGATGTGCGCTGCCAGTCTTCCCATGGCACGCTGCTGGGCCGCGACTGGATCGACCGCTCGTACTCAGCGATGTCCTCCGCATCTGAACCACCGATACCACCGATTGCGTTGAGCGACTGGCGACTGCGCTCAAAGGCAGATGCGGCGGTGTTCTTTATTCCGCTGATGGTGCCGGGAGAATTGGCCTCGCGGATCGAGTGATAATCCTCGGCAAAGACAGGGTCGAACTCGAACAGCTCTGGCGCACCAGCCTGCGCCACTTCACCAAATTCAGCAATGATGTCGTAGTCGGGGCGGTCGTCTTTAAGGCCGGCATCGGCGATGGCCTTGCGATACAGGTCGAGAAGTGGTGAGGCCATTGCATCTTACGGGCGATAATCGCTGGGGTCGTAGAGCGAACCGGGTTGGGCGGCTGAAACTGGCGACGGCGTTGTGCCCTTGAAGAATGTCTTTGGCTTCATCGCCTCAAGCTCTTTGACGAGCTGAAGCTCCAATAACTCCAATTGATTCACTTCCGCCGCCGTTCGCGTGGGAACGGCGTCGGGGCCGGCGTCGCCTTCCATGAAAAACGGCCTCGTGGCCAACGGGCGCTGGAGTATCTCGGCTTTCTTCCGGCGGACTTCGGCGAGCTGGTTTGCTTTTTCGTTGAACGGATCGGCTTGGAAAGTTTGCCACGCCCACCCGGACTGGGTTTGCGGCGTCGCTGGACCGCCGGGCGCGGCGGCGGCTGTTGGCGGCGGAGTGGGTTGGGCCGCTTCACGCCGCTTGCGCATTTCCTCGGCGACGGTAGCCGCGACCGACTTGGCCACGCTGGCGCGATCCATGGTCGGCTGCGTAAGCGCAGCTTGCGGCGTGGGCGCTGGAGTTTCTGTCGGCACGCCAAAATAGCCTTGGCTGGCCAGCGCGTTGCCCCGCCCCGACACAGCCGTATAGCGCCGGGCGGTATTTTCGGCCTGCACTTGGGCGGTGCGGTAGTTCTTGGCCCATTCGGAGTCGATGCGGGCTTTTAATTCGGCGCGGGCTGCCTCCGCCTGCTGGGCAATATCGGACTCCGATAACTTGGCCTGCGGCTTCTTGGTCGCGGCCATCGCAAGACCAATGGCCACCATGCGGACTTCACTGGGAGAAGGTTCGGGTGGCTCGGCGGACAGCGACGCGTTAATGTCGTCGAGCTGACCGGAGAGCTGCTGCTGCTCGGTGGCTGTCCGATTTGCGAGGGCAGTGCCCTGCGTGCGCTTGTTGGTCTGGAAGTCTGTTTCGGCCTTCAGGTGCGCGCTGTATTTGGCGAGCCCGCCCTTCATCGCCGCTTCGTTGCCTAAATCTTCGAGGGTGAGGAAGCCGAGCTTGAACGCATCCTTGTAGCGGTCGAGCAAGCCGAGCTTCTGCATCTCGGCGAAACCAGCAATGACACCCGGATGGGAGAGCGGGGCGTCGAGCAACTCGGCGCTGATGAGGCCAAGCCTCAGTAGCTCGCGCTTCAGGGCGCGCTGTTGTTCGGCGTTGAGGTCGTCGATGTGTTCGGAGCGCAGTGTGGCGTGGCGACGTTCCTGATATTGCCGCTCGTCGGCCACATCAGACAGCCGTTGCTGGCGTTGCTCTCCGCGCAAGCGGTCGGCGCGCGTGTTCTGCGCGTAGTCGGTGGCTGCACCCAGCAGCACGCCGCCGAGATTGCCGAGCGAGGTTTCGGCGACGGTGGGGAGTTGGATTACTTGTGGCATTACGATTCAATTCCAGATAACAGGGTCCACATTTGGGTAGAGCATTGCGAGCCTTCTAGTGTACTCGTTATCAACTTCGCGGGGCGGAATATGTATCTGCCGGAAGTGCGATTCGTCGCGATCCACGAACCACCGTTTGTAAATCCAGTTACCCACGCCGCAACTTGGACGCGCTTCTCCAATAAATTGTTGGCAGACGACACCGCTCCGTCTGCCTAATTGTGCGAGGGTGGCTAAGAACTGAGCTGGGTGCTTGTAGCTGTCTAGGTTTGCCGCCATCACGAAGGATGGCGCCATGCCGCGAAAACTGTCATCGCAGCTCTTGCGATCCTGCAAAACAATCAGCCGAACCTGGGACCATTTGCCGCCAGTGTTTTTGATATGAAAATAGCGTTGATGGGTGGCGTCTTTTTTCACCTCCGACCATTCGAGTCGCATTGATTCACGCCATTCCGGGAGTACTGTCTCGCGCAGGAGGTTCCATTCACCGCCGCGATCCGCCATCATATACGATGGCGCTATCATAACTGCCAGCGCGTTTTCGTTGGCCCAGCAATGATGCACGAGCTTGTGCAGGGTTGTGTAGGTTTTGCCGCCACCGTGCGGTCCCCACGCAAGGATGAACGGCTCTTTGGCGTCGAAGAGAGCAGTCTGTTGACCAACAAATCCGAAACCCGCTTTTTTCGACAGGATCGGCGCGCTGGCTGAAAGCCGAGGAAGGATACTGCCGATGGCCGGCAGCGCGAGCAACGAGGCGAGAAATTTTTTGCGTTTCATGTTAGCTGTACGACGGACCGAACCGCGGGAGCGGCATGATGCCGGCCTGC